GGCCGCCATCTCCTGCGCGCCCGGCCAGTCCATGTTCTTGATGAACAGGTCGCCAGCCACCTGCCACAACTGCGGGCTGGTCTGGAGGATGTTGGCCATCGCCTCGACCGCTTCCTGGCGCTTGGTCAGGTAGCTCGGGCCGGTCGTGATGACGACGTCGTAAGTGCCAACCGTCGGGTTGTAGATCTTCTCGACCACATTGCCCGCCTCATCGACGATCTTCTTGACGGGCTCCTGCTGCTGCGGGTTGATCTTCGCCATGCCGACCTCGCCGTCGAGGCCGATGATGCGGGCGATGCGCTCGGTGTCGTAAATCTTGGGGATCATGTCCACAAGCTGGCGCGTGATGTGGCGGATGGCGCGGCCGAGGTTGTCAACATAGTGGTAGGTGCCCGTGTCGCCTTCCTGCACGCGGGCCATGATGGCCTTGCCGGAGCGTTCGTTGCCTTGCTGCCCTAGCGAGGCGTTATACTGCCCGGTGGACGACTTGATGTCCTCGGCGGCGCCCATCTTGGCCTGTATCAGGCCCGTCTGCGCCATGGGCGGCTGGGCACGCTGCGGGAGAGGCAGGACATTGCCAGCACCGTCTGTCACATCCGGGTTCACTTCGAGGTACGGCCAGTTGGTCGTGTTGGCCGTCTTCCACTGCATCTCGTAGCCTTCGAACTGGCCGCCATAGGCAATGAACGGTGCCTTGGGCGCCAGAGCCAGCATCTCGGCCTCTTGGCTGGTCCAGTAATTGTACATGCGCTGCGCGTCCTTGGCGTTGCGCACCAGACCGGAGACGTACAGCCGCCCGTCCACCTCGAACTCGTTGCCGATGACGCGCACGACCGGAATGTACTTGCCCGGCCACTCGCGCTCGTCGAGGATTTCGTACCCGTTGGTCTTGAGCCACATGACACGGCGGCGGTCCACCGTGCGGGTGCGCAGCGGCTTGCCGAACATGGCCTTGAGCTGGTCGTTCTGCGGGGTCTTGTCGAAGGCCGTCACGTTGCCGGGGTACAGGTTCAGTTTGGCCTTCTCGTGGTCGATGTAGAAGTACTCGGCAATGCGGACGGTGTTCTCGCTGATCCACTGGCTCAGGGACTGGTCGCCGATGCCCTGCGCCATGATCGAGGTGATGGGTGCTGCGTCGGGGAACGTGCGCTCAAACTCTTCCTTCAGCATGTCCTGCGTGATGAAGCACCACTGCGCGTCGGACCCGCAAGGGTCTTGGATCGTCGGGTCCATGTAGACGCTGAAGGAGTTGCGGACCCGCCCGATGCGCAGATCCTGATCAAAACTGTCTTCGCGTGCGTATTCGGTCAAGATGCGGACGTAACCCTCGCCGTAGGTAACCTGGTTGTCGCACGCGGTGTCATAGGCCACGTCGGCGTCGGACATATACTCGATGTGACGGATGATGCCGTCGAACACCTCGGCCACCGCCACGTCGGCATGATCGTCGGCGGGGATCACCTTGCCCGACGGCCGGTTTTGGCGCTGCTGGTTGGTGACCTGCCGGACGTGCTGGGGCAGCTTGTTGATGGTCAGGCAGGGGCGGGCGTTGATGGTCTGGCCCTGCACCGACCCGCGGGTCGCCAGCACGTCGGCCGGCCACTGCCACTGGTTGTCGGGCGAACCCGCCATGAAGCGCAGATCGTCCAGTTCGTCCTCGCGGCTGTCACTGTAGGCCGAAATGGCCATGGTGAAGCGCGACCGCATGGTCGCCAGCCGGTCCTCGTCATCGCGCCCACCGTCTGCGACGTAGGCGGCGCCCTTCATGCCGTTGTCGTCCACTATTTGCCCTTCTTCTTAGCCGCAGCCCGCTTCACGCTGTAGGCAATGACCAAACTCTGCTTTTTTGGCTTGCCTGATGCCATTTCGGCCTTCAAATTCTTGCGAAATGCCTCTTTTGAGGCCGATTTGACCAGAGGCACGTCACTTCCCCTTTTTTGCGGCGGCGCGGCGCTTGAGGGCCTTGACGGGGTTTTCTTTTGCGCGGGTCATTGGTCCTGCGCCCGGTTCGGCGCGGATGTCGCGCGCAGTAGCCCGTTCACCTTTATACGCAGCATAAGTTTTAGCGCTGTCTTCGCGCATCATATTCTTAAAACGCGCATTCAGCTCTGCTTTAGTACGCAGCGGTAACTGTTTGCCAGACCAAGTTTTAGTGGAAACCATAGGCTTTTTAGAGCCCGGATTACGAATTGAACCTTTAGGCATATCACTTTCCCTTTTTGATGCGCTTCATACCGGGCAGACCGCCATATCCGGCCATGGACTGACGAATTTTGGCGGCTACGCCGCCTTTTCCGCCCGATCCTTTGGCGACAACCCGCATTTTAGGGCCAGAAATAGGTTTTTTCATTTGCAATTTTACCGTTTCTTTGAGGCTTTCGCCCGCTCTTCGCTCTTGGATTTGGCCGATCTCTTGAACGCGGCGTCGGTCGGGGCCCCCTTGGCGCCCGCTTTTCGCATCTTTTCGCCGGAACCGGCGGCAATGCGGTCGCGTTTGGCGTGAATGTTGGCGTACAGTCCGGGTTTCTTGGCCATTTCAGCACTTCCACCGTCTCATCGAGGCTTTCGCCCGGTCCGCGTTCTTCGACTTGGCGACCACGCCGCCCATGCGGGCGCAAAAACTGGCCTTTCGGCCCTTGTCCGCAGCCGTTTTGGGCGAAGGCGCGGGCGGCTTCAATTTGCTGCCCGTCGCCTTGTTGTACTTGGCACGCCCCTTGGCTGTCAGCCCGGCACCCTTGCTGACGGGCAGCTTCTCGCCACGGCCTACAGCCAGAGAGACGCTCTTGCGGGCCATGTTACGTGCAGTGAATGACTGCGAAGTTGATCACCACGGCCTCGGACAGCGAGCCGCCCGAAATGTTGCGCAGCACGATGGTGACGGACCCCGCCGCATGACCCGACACCCAGCAGTTGTAAGTGTCTGTCGAAGCCGTACCGCCGGCCACGTTGACGATGACCACGTCCTTGGCACTGATCGTGCTGTTGGTGAGCACGAAAGCCACGCTGGTCGTCGCGCCCAGCGCGGCGTTGTTCATGGTGATCTGGCCCGCCGACTTGTTGAGCGTGACGCCCGTCGACTTGCTGGTGGCCTGCGTAACCGTGCCCTGTGCGGCGCTGCTATAGCCCAGCTCGTCAGTCGCGTAGATGTCGGCGCCGCTGATGCTGTCGGCGCCGATAATGTCCTGGTCGCTGTACGCCACGCCAATCGGTTTGGTATTGCCCATTGCTATGATCCTAGCCAAGAGGTTGAAATACTAGCCTGACCATAAGCCTTGCGCGGCGTTCTGTCAACGCGCTCGCCTCTGGAGGCCACGGGGAACGCGAATGTAACGGCTATCGCGTCCGCAGCGTCGGGGCTTGCGAGCCCACGGGCTTTCATCTCCTTCTTGCCTTCGAGAAAGATCGTGCCCTTGCTGTCCGGCTTCATCAGCGGCGAAATCAGGTCTGTCTTCAGCACTCGGTCGGGTGGGATCGAGGCGCTTTTCAGCCATTCGCGCATGGCCCCCCACATCTCCGCGCGCTTGTTGCCGTACATGACCGGCTTGCTGCTTTTGGCCCCAAAGTTCACTCCCTTGACCTTGTATCGCTGCTCCTTGAGCCGGTCCACGACGCCCGCGCCCAGCCCGCCCTCGTCGATCACGACCATGGTCGGGTTGAACTCCTCCATGGCCTCAATGACGCGACCTACGACTTCCATGGTGTCGTCACCACGGTATCGGCGGATTGCCACGATGTCTCGGCCCTGCCGTACCGCGATAACTGTAGCGTCGGCACCGAAGCGTGCCGGGTCCACGCCGAGGACAACAGGAGCCGAGGCGTCCTTATAGCGGGGTCGGCCCATGGCGTCGTCAACGAGATGGATCGGGATGAACTGGTCATCTCCAGCCGAGGGAAACTCACCGTAGACTTCAACGTGAGCTTGAGCGCTGTCAGGCCCGTATTCCTGTATGATCTGCTCATAGACCGCCTTGTCGGTTCCTTCGACCGTGCGGGCGTCCACGGTCTTGTTGCGCCAGAAGTCCCGCTTGGCGTTAAACGCCTCGTAGAAGTAGCCCGTGTTGCGGCGGGGGTTGGAGAACGCCATCCAGAAACGGTGCGGCGTGTTCTCGGTGAAGAAGCCCGCCGCCACCTGCCAGATGGCGTCGGCGATGCCCGAGGCTTCGTCAAAGATCAGCAGCACGCCGTCAAAGTTGTGGACGCCTGCGTAGGCGTCCGGGTTCTCTTCCGACCACAGCCGCCCCTCGACGCCCCAGTAGCGCGTGCCCTTCTTGAGGTCGCGCTCAACCAGTTCCGCAATCCACTTGGCGGGCATGACGCGGGTGGCCGAGACCTCGAACCAGTGACTGTTCAAAGCCAGTGCCATCCACTTGGTGATTTCGGCCCAGGTGATGGAGCGGAGCTGCGTCTCGGAGTTGGCCGACACGATGGTCGTGGACCCGATCCGGGTGGTCAGCATCCAAATGACGAGCCATGAGACAAGGGCCGATTTGCCGATGCCACGGCCGGAGGAGACGGCCATGCGGAACACGTCGAAGTCCACCTTGCCGCCGTTCTGCTTGATGTGCGCCGTCAGCTCCTGCAGCACCTCGCGCTGCCATTTGCGCGGGCCGGAGAAGTGTTCAAGCGGCGTGCCGGGCTGGCCCCACGGAAACAGGTAGAGCACGAACTTGTACGGGTCGTCCTTGAGGCTGGGCGACCACAAGGTCGCCATGAGCGTCTGCTCGTCTTCAGCGCTGAACAGGGGTGTCTGCACGCGGCAGCGCCTCCACTACGTCCGTAGCCGTCAGCTCGATCACGCGCTGCTGCGCCTGCTCCAGCGCGGCCGTGATGCTGATCTTCTGGTCCACCGTGACCTCGATAGCCTGCTTGGCCGCCCAGCCGTGGGCGTAACGCAGCACCTCAAGTGCCGCCTTGCTGTCGCCCGCCCGCGCGGCGTCGTGCAGGACGGTGGCCATCTCATGCTCGCCGTCGGCGCGGCCCTTCTGTTCGGCATACTCCGCGATGGGGTCCATCTGGCAGAGCCTGCGGTACTCGGTCGGCGTCATGCCCGCAGCGAGGGCGAGGGTATCGCCCTTCAGCCCCAGCCTGGCGGCGTTGTAGATCGCCTCCAGACGCGCCTCGGTGGCGGTCAGCGGACGCGGATCATAGGGCAGCGACTGGAAGGTCACTTCTTTTTTGCGGCCGCGCGGCGCTTAAGTGCTTTGAACGGGTTTTCCATGCCCGGGCCACCGCGAGGCGATTTGGCGGCGGCTTTCTTGACATCGTTAGCGCGAAGACGGGCGTACGCTTCATCACGCTGTTTTCTCGCCGCGCCGCTGCTATCAGCCAGATTGGACCTGTTGTAGGCGGCAGTGTACTGGCGGGCTTTGGCCGTCTTCTTGGTGCCGGGGTTGCGGATTGAGCCTTTGGGCATGGTGCGTCTCCGATTGACTGAGCGGAATGTAGCACGGTGGCTTTTGGCTGTAAAAATAAAAAATTTTTTCTTCGTGGGTCTTGGCCACGGCAACAGCAGCGCGCGCGGCCCTGCTCCCCCCCCTCCTTCGCGCCCGCAGCAAAATGCTGCAATGCAGCAACATACTAGCATGCTAACATGTCAGTCTGACTAGCATGATAGCATGTTAGTTGCGAGCCGGCGGCCGCCAGTCTGTGTGCGCGTGGCCATATGGTCTAGTCCGCCCACGGGTTCCGCGCCGGGCGACGCGGGCTCGGGTTCCACGGCTTGAGGTTCAGCTTGCCTTGCCTGGCGACGCGGAACCTGGTGGCGCCGGCTGTCACATAGATGATCGAGAGCGGCGAACGCATTTCGACGCGAACATCCGTGGGTAACAGGGGCGACAGATTTTGCAGTATGGCGTCAGCTTGCGATTGCGTGACGTGACGCCAGGCGCGCAAGCCGTCTAGCTGGTGGCCGAGCACGTCGGCCGTGGCGTCGTCAATCTCTAGCAGGGTGCGGAGCGCGGGCATGGGGCGAGGATAGCGCGGAGGGGTGTTATGGGCAACAGATTTTGCAAGTCGCTATCGGTACAGCCCCACGGAACAATAATAGAACAACTGTTATATCAGTTATTTCTTTCATATAAGGGAATAAAGACTACCCATATTACCCATAAGCCGATAAAATATAGCTTTTAGCCGCTCTCCCATTGCCCCTGTTGTTACCCCACGCATACCCCACGCAATACCCCAAACAAAAACGCGCGGCAATTGCCGCGCGTTTGCTTACTACACGCTAGCGTGTAGCACGTCCTATTGTACGGCGTCAAGCCACCATCTCAGCGCACAATTTGACGCGCGCAAACATCAGCGGCGCTTTGCGCTGAACCGACGCCGGCACACAGCGATTGGCGCGGCCGAGCTTGTCGATTGCGTCAATGTCGACAACCGCACCATTGGCATCATACCAAATCGAGAACTTGCCGGCGCTGCAGCAAAACCGGACGTCGTGCGCAACATAACCGCCATTGCTGAACTTATGAACCTGCATTGTCTGTCTCCTCATGTTGTGTTGACAATATGTGGACAGTCTCACACCCGCGTCATGCTGTCAAATAATATTTGTTATTGACACACTGTGAACGAATCACTATTCTCAGGACGTCAACCAATGGAGGGACTGACATGACCTACGAACAATACGAAACGCGCTGCAAGGCAATCGATGCGTGGGCCCGCGAACAATACGCCGCGCGCACCATGTCGGAGCGCGACATCGAGCGCGCCGTCGAGCGCATGTATGACAAACTCGACGCGGAATATTGTCCCGGCCGTTATGTGCCGGATTTGTACCAAACGCGCGCCGACGTCGACGCCGACGACGCCGGGCCCTATCCGGGCTGGACGGCTATGCAATCGGCCATGCGCGACAACTGGTAGGCTCTAGCAGACCGCCGGCAAGCCCGGCGGTTCACTAGACCCTGGTTCAACACAAGAGAGGAGACGACACTATGCTAATCGCTACCGATATCCTGAAAGCAGCGCTGCTTTGCGCTTCGCAGGAAGAAACGCGTTACTATCTCCGCGGCGTGCATCTCGCCACGTCCGGTCACCTGGTGACCACCGACGGGCACCGCATGTTTGTCGCCCGGCTGAACGAGCGGCCGGCGGCGGACGTCATCATTCCCTACGCTGACGTCGCCGCGGCATTGAAGCTCGCCGGCGCGCGTGCGCAGGAGATCGAGATCACGCCGGAGCGGATCGGGCAGATTGCCTATACGCCGGTTGACGGTACGTTTCCCGATTGGCGCCGCGTGGTGCCGACCGGCGAAGAAACACCCGCAAAGGACAAGCCCGACGACATGCCCGGCCGCGTACATTTCAATCACGCCTATATCGGCGACCTAGCCAAGATGGGCAAGCTGTTAGGCGGATCGTCCATGCTGCATCCCGTCAGCGCAAGCCATCCCTGCATGGTGACGTTCGGCGAACGTGAGGATTGCCTTGCTGTGCTCATGCCCGTGCGCCGCGGATCGGGCATACAAGGCGAACCCGGCTTCGGCTCACATGTCAAACGTCGCGTGATCGGCTGACACAAAACGATTGACGGGCGGCTACGGCCGCCCATATACTATCCACGCAATGTCAACTAATGGAAACGCTACTATGACCAAAATCTATGACCAGCACCGCGCGGCCTTTAACAATGTCGCGGCATATGTCATCACTTACGGCAGCGCGCGCGTCGCCACGGTCGCCATCAAGTTTCCGCGCGACGGCGCCGGGCGGCTCTATTCATATGTGCACTGGCACGGCGTCGAAATGGCGCGCGGCTATGCGGGCGGCGGCGGCTATGACAAGCGCACGGCCGCATGTGCTGACGCCGCGCGCAAGTTGCCGGAGCACCTGCCGGCGGGTTATGACGGCGCCGGCGACGTTTACGGTCGTTTTGTTGACGCATTGGGCCGCGACGGCGGCAACGATTGGACGGCCGCCCTGCGGAAAGCAGGCTTTGACGTCCTGCAGGCGGTATAACCATGACCGCCACCCTTTACCTCACCCTGCAGCTCGCCCGCGTCGCGCTTGTGTGCGCGGGCGCATATGCGCTCACCTATGCCATCATGCTCTTTTAACAACGGGAGGAAACGCATGACCTATATATATCTGCCCTATACCGTCCAAGCCTGGAAGGACGGCGTTTGTCTTATGGAACGCAATTGTGAACTAAAGCTCGATTATGAGTTACCAGATGGCCGGTGCGGGCCCGTTGACTGGGACGTGACCGAGTTTCATTTCGACGGCTGCGGCACTGAACCCGGCCAGACCATATACACCAAAATTACACGCGCCGAACCGTGGTTTGCAATCCTCTATAAGGACCTTGACCGGGAATACATTGACGAGCGCCTGCGGGAAGCGCTGGCGGATGACGGTCTCGTTGATCTGTACCCGGCCCCGCCTTATGCCGCGCTCTAAACCTCAATATGACGACCGCGGGCTTGTGCCGAACCCGGACCGGCTCGCGGATGCGCACCACGTCAAACGCGACCCGGCAACGGACGAGATTTCATGGCCGCCATCACGCATGGCGGACGTGTTGCGTGAACTCAAATTGATAGAGGAAACGGAAACATGACCGACTACACATACCTGAACCAGCTCAACATCCCCGACCTGTTGAGCGAAACGCGGCGGCAGATCAACGACATGGCCCCCAGCGTCAAGGATCACGCCATTCGCGCGCTTGCGGACCGGCTGGAGGAATACGCCGACGCCTACGAAACGGTGAACAGCCTTGAGGCCGAATTGGCGGACGCAAACCAGCGCGCGGAAAGCTGGCGCGAGGAAGCGCAAGCGGTCCAGCGCCAGCTCGACATGGTGCGCGGATGACGCCGAACCGAGCCTATTGGGCGGCCCATTGCGCCGCGTTCAGTGACGGGCACCTATTGCGCTTCCTGACCGCCACCGAACGCCTGCAGGACCGCTACGCGGCCGCGCAACAGGTCGCGGAAGCGGAAGCCCGCCGCCGCAACCTCATAAAAGAAAAGGCCGCCCCTGCGGGCGGCCAGTCAACACAGGGAGGAAACAGCCTTGACCTATCATGAGCCGCCCCTCGACGCAACCGAGATTGAGCGGCGCTTGCGGGCGTATCTGGACGAGCTTGTTCGGCTCGCGGGCGGCCCGTTGACCGTCTGGCGCGCGGCCCGCGTCGTCATGGAACACTTGCGCTATGCCGCAGCAGCACCGCCCGATGAGCCGGTGACGCTGCCGACGATTGCGCCAGAGACCGTGCTGGCAGCCGTGGCTTATGCGCACGGGCTGACGGTAGACGATCTGCGGCGTACTGACCGGACGCACCGCGTCGCTGCCGCGCGGCATCATGCAGCCTGGGAGTTGCGCATGAGACGGCCGGACATACCCTTGACCAAAATTGGCGCGTGGCTCGACCGGCGCGACCATGCGACGGTTATAAACAGCTTGAAGAAATTCAAGCGCCACCTGCTGGCCGGACGATATGCAGACGAGCGCGCCCGTGTGGAGCGCGCCCTGTCATGCTGATCCTCATCGCCGTTCTGCTGGCGGCCCTTGTGGCCGCCTGGCTCGACCTCTAGCCTTTGACCACTGTAAGGCCCGGACCTGCGGCGTGCTCGACCATGCGCCGCAGGTCGCTTTTTGTATAGGTGCGCACCATGTCCTCCCGCGCCCATATGTTCTTTTTCGTTTGGAACTCGGCCGACTTGACCGCGCCCAAGTCGATCCAGCCCGCTTCCTTGAGCCCGTGCAACAGCGCCGCTTGCGGTATCTTCACGCCGCCGGGTGCACCCTGCTGCAGCGCGTTGCATATCTTGTAGAACGGCGAGGCGATAACGCCGGCGGCAAACTCGGGCGACGGCCGCTGGACTTGCTCGATCACGTAGCTTTCCGCCATGCTGCGGCCCGTCTCGATCAGGCGCGTCCGGTAGTCGGTCCAAGGCGGCATGGCCTTGGGATTGAACGCCGCGACGTCGCGGTCCTTGAGCCAGCGGGCGACCGCCTGGAGCCCGCCGCGCTTGTACCAGGCCCACAGCGCTGCGGCGTCGGCCTTGTCCATGCGCGGCGCATAGGACCAGATGCAGAACCAGCGCCGATCCTGTGTCGGCAACGTGATCGGCACCGGGTCATTGGTAAACGCCAGCACGAACAGCCGGTTGACCATGTCATACGGATGCAGCCCCTTGCGTTCGATGGTCAGCGTATCGGGCGGCGCGGCGATAATGGGTTTCAGATGGTTGGACAACGCGCGGCGCTCGCCTGCGTCCGGCTCCTTTAATTCATTAAGGATCAGGATCTCGCTTTCCAGCGCATAGCCCCAGCGCGAATTGATCCCCTTGGCATCGACCAGCCCCCGGTTCCGCAGGTTCGGCCCGCAGACGGACCAGATAAACGGGAACCAGAGCGTATCCTTGCCGCAACCCTCATCGCCACCATGCAGCACCGCATGGTTGATCTTGATCTCCGGGTGCTGGAGCTTGAAGGCCATCACGTCGAAGACGTGCTCGCGCTCGACCGGATCAGGGATCAGCCGCTCGGCATGGGCCAACCAAGGCGTGATGTCGCCCGGCGGCCCATCGCCCAGGTCAGGACGGGCGTCAATCCAGCGGTTGCCGTAGACCTCGCCATCGCGGGCCACCAGCACGCTCTCGCCGGCGGCGTAGGTCAGCCCGCGCAGCACCCGCGCACCGGACGCCTGGCGGTTCTCATCGTAGCAGGTCGCGGCCTCGATCTTGCGCTGGTTGTGGATTGACTTGCAATCGACGTGACGGAACACGGCGTTGAACGCACCGCGCGTCATCTCGCGCCGGTCGATCATGTCGAAGTAGGCGTCATCCTCAACGATGTAGGCGAAACGTGAATACCATTCGCGCTTGGTCAGGCGGCCCAGCTCCTTGCGGTCCACCTCGGCCACGACCTCGGCAGCCATATCCCGAAACGTCTCACTTGGCTTGATCGTCTCGGCCACTTTGGCCATGCGCTCTGCTACCAGTTCCTCGCGGAAGCCCGCTTGCACGGTCGGCCCGCCCTGCTCGGCCACCCACGCGAGGAAGGCGTTGCTGTCGAGGTGCTCGCAGTGGGCGTGATAGCAGCAATAGGCCCGGTTGACGGGCGAGTAGCGGCCCTCGATCTGGCCGTCCGTATGTTCGTGATTGTTCGGGCAGACGACGCCGCACCAGCCTTCGCGGTTGACCTGCGAGAGCACCAGCCCCTGGTCGGAGAGCCACTTCAGCACGCTGTCGGAGCCGGTGTCGCGCAGGCGGATGACCTGCGGTCCGGCGCTGTCGGCGGGTGCCGGCGTGACACCCAAACCCTCGCAAATGGCGGCAAGCGTGTACTCGCGCTCGGGGTGGAACTCGACAAGACGGGCCTGAAATCCGTCGCGCCCCGGCTTGAGATTGGGCGAGCCCGGCAGGCGGCAGTTGCGCACGGCATTGGTGGCGCCGGGATCGGTGTAGCCTGCCGCGGCGATGGCCGTGATGGCCGCGACGAACTCGCCCTTGGACGGCTGTTCGGTGAAGGCGTAGCCCCACT